CATTTCTATTTTGGGCCATTTCATTTATATCCAGACCTCAAAATAGAAATGGCCCCACCATCAGGCAGGGCCAAAAGAAAACCGCCCGTAGGCGGTCAGTTGGCGGCAGGCCTCAGCGGATCGCCGTCGGGCAGCAGGGAAACCAGTTCTTCAGCGCTTTTCCGGCCGTCGTACTTGATACCCAGCTCTTTCAGGCGGCTCTTGACGTCGCCCTTTTCCTGATCGGCACCACCCGAACTTGCTCCGGGCGTGGCCGGCACCAGGGACACACCGTCATCGGCCTTGCGCACACGGGTGCGATACAGCGGATGGACGGCCTGGTCCGGCGTCAGCTCGATCACCGCGCCAGGAAGCATCACTTCAGCGCCGATGATCTTGCGCAGGAGGATGTACTTGGATTTCGCCATAATTCCCCCTTATGCCGCACTGGCGTAAAGCACGCCGCTACGGCCCTGCGCGTCGGCCTTGACCTGCAATCCCGAGGCACCCCACACCAGCACATGCCAATCGTCCATCGGCGTGACGCGCGGGATCGGCGTGGTGGTGACGGGCATGCCGACGACCGGGCGGATGTATTCGCTGGACAAGATGATGGCCAGGAATTCATTGCCGGTCACCGTGTCCGTGCGCTTGAAGCCAGCCACACCGGGGATGCGTTGCAGGCCTTGGAGGATGGTTTCGACGTTGCTGGTGCCGGGGTTGGCGATACGCAGAAGGTTGAACCAGATCTCGTCCGAGATGTAGAACGTGACATTGCCAACGGCGTTGTTGCCCTGGCCCTGGAGCGCTTGCAATGCGGCGATGAAGGCGCCCCATGCCTGCGCAAAGGTCAGCGTCGGGCTGGTCAGATCCACGTTCAGGCCGGCGGCGCCCAAGTCCAACGCGATGGTGTTCGGGTTGTTCTTGATGCCGTAGGCTTGGTAGTTCTTGTACGTCAGATCGGGCGTGCCATCGACGAAGTTGTCGACGGTGCGCTTGCGGACAAAGCGCGTGGCCGCAGCCTGGTCGTCCAGCAGAGCGTCGTAGCCTTCCGAGCGCATGCCTTCCAGCTCGCGCCAGATGCGGCCAACTTGCGTGGAGTGAACCAGAACGATGGCGCCGTCATAGTCGAAGCTGACATGGTTCACGGGCTTGCGGTGCTGGCCGTCGATGCTGGACCGGACTTCCAGCTCATCCGCGCCGTAGCGGCGGTATTCGCTGACGATCTTGCCGATGTGGACGTTGCGCGCCAGCGGCATCAGGTCATTCAGCAGGACGCCGCCCTCATCGGACAGCATCAGCGTCTTGGTCTGCGTGTCGAAGTCACGCCACACCTCACCGGGGATGCGCGCCTCGTTCACTTCCAGGCCGGCGGCCTTCATCAGGCCGGTTTCGTGGTCCCAGTTCGCGGTACGCGCGTTCACGATGAACTGGTGCTGCTTCTTCAGGCCGGAATTCGCTTCCAGGCCCTTTTTGTCTACGTAAAAAGCCATTTTCGGCCTCCTTAGCGGATCTTGATCGGGACCAACTGGTCCAGCGTCGACGTGGTCGGGGTCGTGCCGGGGAAGGCATTGGCCGGATCGTCGATGTACGCATGGATCGGGTCATCAGTGACGGCCAGAGCGAAACGGCCATCGGCGTTGATCGTCAGGGGCACGTCGTCTGCAATCGCGACACCGGCCACCAGACGACCGGCCATCAGATCGGCCGAGCGCGGGGTGTACAGGCGCATGGACGAACCGCCGCCAACCTGGTTGTCGTCGACAGAGCCGTGCAACTGCTCGCCGATCAAGTACCAGAAGTCCCGCTCGCCAGTGATCCCCTTCTGGACGGTCATGTCGCCCGCAGCAGAGGTGATGGTGACCGCCGTACCAGGCAGAAAGGTTCCCGTGGTCGGCGCGTTCACTTCGCGCGTTTCGGGCGTGGTGCGATGAACGCCGCCACGGTAAATCTTGTTCCATTTCACAGCCATGATCTGGGCTCCTTATTCCGGGACTTCGTCAAAGCGCGGCTTGCCGGAATCGGCAACCTGGCCGTTGGTGATCGGCGCCGCGGTGCCCAGCGCCTTGAACATCGCGTCCAAGGGCTCGCCGGCCAGCGCATTGGCGACGATGTCACCATGCACGGCGGCCACGGCCTTGCGCTTTTCGGCCTCTTCGGCCTTGGCGTTGGCGGTCAAGGAGTCGGACAACGCCTTGTGGTTGGCCTCCAGGCCCTCAACCTTGGCGGTCAGCGGCTTGAGTTGTTCCGCCACGTTGGCGGCGACGGCTTTGCTGATGTCGTTGGTCAGCTCGGCCTTTTCTTCAGCGGTCAGAGGCATATTGCCCTCCAGAGTGTTATCAGGCCGAGCCTGATGGTTGAAAATTCGTTTGACGCTGTTCACCACGGTGGTGACCCAGGATTCCTGGCGCACCACCGGAGAGCCGACGTCATCGAAGACGATCTTTCCGCCCTCGGTGGCATAGCCGTAGACTTCGGCCACGCCACCGTTGCGCACCAGAACCGCCTGGGTGTCGGTGAAATCCGCAACCCAGACGTAATCCTCGGAGCCAGGGGCGAAGCGCGTCTTGGCGGCGGCCTGGATGCGGTTCTCGCGCTCGCGGAACGATTCACCTACCAGCGCGCCGGCATTCACATGGAGCGGCTTGGCTTGGTCAGCGTTGACCATCAGGCCCACGCCCTGCTCGGGGGTGGCGGCGCCTACCTCGTCCAGCAGAATCGCGTCGTGGTCCATGCCGTGGATCTTGGCGATCCATTCGTATTCGCCAGCTTCGTGATTCGCATCCAGCTTTTCGAGGAATACCGCCACACTGGTATGGATGGGCGGGGCATCTTCACCGCGCTCAAGCAGATCAAGGCGCTCAAGCAAGCGCTTGCCGCCTTCGCTCTGCCCAGCCACCTCAACATCGATCCACTTTTCGACGTAGATCCGACTTCCCGACTTCTTGACGTTTCGGTTCCATGCGCCAACGTGGCCGACATTGATACCTTCGGGGCTGAAGGCAGAGACGAAGGCGCCATCCACTTGGGGGTGGCCTAAAGGCGCGAGGGTGCCTTCCAGCTTCTTGAAATGGGCGTCAATCTCGCTGGCCGGGTACAGTCCGCCGTTCATCACGACGTCGGCCGGCAGCGTGTAGCTTGGGACCACCCAGTGCTGACGACCGTTGTGCATTTCCCGCCGGATTGCCTTCGCATTCACCTGCGTGGTGACGTTGATCTGCATGCGACTGCCAGCACTGCCGGAGTTCACTTGCAGCACAACGGCGGCTTTTTCGGCGCCACGCGCACGCATGCCGATTGCCCGGGCGATTCGTTTCAGATTCATCATTCCTCCGTCCAAGTGCCGTTGCCCTTGGCTTTCATGACCTGGTAGTTCTTGCGCGCCCGGTCGACAATCGCAGGCACAAGGGGCTCGCCCTTCTCGTCCACCAGGACCGATACTTGGCTGCACTTGCAGTTGATGGCGTTGGCATCGCGCGCGTACCACTCGCGGGTTTCTTCGCTGGTGAATAGCTTCGAGTGCCGGCGGGCATGCGTCAGGCGCGTGGTCGGGCTAAGCGCGGACATGTGCATCAGCTTCGCCTGGGTCCCGTAGTCTTCCTGGGCCTGGTCTTGCTCGTCCCAGCGGGCACGCCGCAGCGCCATGGGCACTTCAGTACGTGCGATGCGGTGACCGCGGCGGGCTTCTATGCCCGTCTGCTCGGTCAAATTCCTGGCGATTTCGCGCGGGTTCAAGCCCCGTCCGATACCGTCGGACAGGATGCGAGACATATCCGCCTTGACCTGACCGGACAGACCTTTCATTTCTTCAAACTGGCGCGCTCGCACCAAGGACAGACGCGCCTGATATGGCTCGGATCTGAGCAACGCTTGCAGAGAGTCACGCCCCGCCTTGTAGGCCGGCGACTGCTGGCCAAGGTTGGCGAACTCCTGCGCTGTGCCGCGCTGGTAAGCCACCCCCACATACGACTCAAACAGCCATAGATTGCGTTCCCCGCCTTCCAGCAGGATCTGGTCAACTAGGCGGTCTGTGTCAGCAAAGATCGACGACAACAGCGCCTGATCCAGCCTGAACGTGTAGCTCTTGTTCACGACCGGCTCGGCCGGGATTCGGCCAAGTGCCTCAACGTAGCCATTCCGAATCCGCCTCATGCGACGGTCAAAGTCCTTCATGGCGCCCCGCTCCAGCCGATCTACCCCTGTCGGGTCTGCCTGATTACTGGGCAGGATCGGTGATCGGGCCATCGTCATCCTCGTCTTCGTCAGGCAATGGCTCGGTGTCGTCGCTGGGGTCGTATCCTGCTGCCTCGCGAATCTCGTCCGTGGTGAAGACCTCTGCGCCTGAGCTCTGGGCAGTCTGGTTGATCTCGCTCATCACCTTGGCGTTGCCCAGCTTGTCGGCCTGCGTGGCTTCGGTCAGGTCGTCCCACATCACCGTGTATTCGGCGATTTGCTTGACCACGCCGATGCGCGTCAGATGCTCCACCAGGTCGTGGATTTCCATACCCAGGTCGGCGCGCCGAGACTGGCAGCGTGCATTGAAGTACTTCTGGTCTTCCGAGCTGGCGCGCTCGCCGGTCTGCATACCAACCAGTATCTTGCTGGGGATATCCAGCGCGGCACCGGCCGTTTGCAGGTTCACGTTGTAGGTCGGGCCAGGGTCGGCAACGGCGGTAACCAGCGGATTGACCGTAGCGCCCTGCGTGACCAGCAAAGCGTCATTGCCTCGATTGACCTCACGGGCCGCCTCATTGAAGCGCGCCTGCAACTGGTCCAGCGAAACACCATAGGCCTGCGCGATGTTGCCCAGGTCCACTTCCTTGTCATAGCTGACCGACAGTTGCCGGGAAGCGTTCTTCAGGAAGGATTCGCCCGATCCGCCCTCGACCTTTTCCAGGCTGACGAAGGCGTTGTAGGCCGGCTCCAGGAATCCGATGGCGTCACACGACGCATCGCCCAGAATGAAAACGCGGTCGGGGTGGATATCCACCTTGCGACCAGCATTCCCTTCCATTCCGTACTCGGTGTACTGCCACTTGGTGACAGTTCCGTATCCCTCGTCCTGGGCGTTGGTGTTAAACCCTGCCGGCTTGAGGCTTCCTGCCCAAGTCGGGATCATCTTGACCAGTTGCGAGCCCTTGCGCTTGATGGGCTCATCCCAGCGGCCGCTGTCGCGCACTTGCAGCAGCAGGCCCGAGTATCGACCCACCAGACGGCGCTTGTCCGCCTCGGCCACCGCGCGCCAGAACTTCGGCGTGAACACCTGCTTGTTGCCGCGTTCCCAGGCGGTCTCATCCGTCGCATTGTCCTGGTCGTCGCCCTCGATTACCCAAGGATTCGTCTTCCAGCACGCGGACGTGATCTTTCCGATGGCGCCGTGCGCGATACCGCCCCGGCGATACAGCGCGTAGAAGTCGGCAAACCCGATCTCTTCGGGAAAACCGTACTCGCACCAGGCCTGGGGCCGCTTGTTGTCGATCCCCTGGCCACCCAGCAGGCCCATACGCGCGCGGGCGATCTGCGCCTGGCTCAGTGCGGCATTCACCGCCAACTGAAGCTGGTCGCTGTTGTTAGTGTCTGACATGCTCATTCCGATTTGAGAATCAGGCCGGGCCTGTCGTCGTGGCGCACCAACTCAACGCTCGATTGATCCGGATCGCGCCAGACGGCTGTCCCCTCGGCACCGGCATTCTCGACAGCCACTGTGCGCGCGCACGAGACGCACTTCGCCCGCACGACCATGGACTTGCCACTGTCGCGCTGCGTGACCTTGAAAATTGCCATTTACCGTCCTGGGAGAAGCATGCCGACGGCGCCGCGGCGCTTGATAAGCGGCCCCAGCGCATAACGTGTCGCGTCTATGTAGTGATTGTTCTTGTCTACGATCTCGGTAAGAACATCGCCAGTCAGGCGGTCCACCTTGTAGCTGTAGGTCCTGGCCTCGTGTAGCGTCTTGACGCAGCGAGGATGGATGATGATTTCCTTGTAGCTGCGAAGATGGCTGATGCCGTCCTCAACGCTGCCCTTCCACTTCTCAACGCCAACGATTCTAGGCAGCGCCAGGCGCGTGCCGTTGCCGTTGCTCTTTACGTGGCTAATCGTCTCCGGCCTGGCCGAGTCAGCGCGCACCGTGTGGCGCTCGACGCCCGGCAGACGTTCGATCATGAACTTGGCAATGTCGTCGTTTTCCAGGCCAACCTTGCCGGCCTCGTACTCGATATAAAGCCTTTGGTCATGAATGCCGCACCGCACGCCGGCTGTCGGGTCCTGAGAGAACCCCCAATCAACGCCGAAATACGGCCCATCGAACTGGTCAAACTCAAATTCTGCAACTCGATACTTGCCGGCCAGAATCTGCGCTTCGCTGTTCTCGCGATACGCGCCGTCCCAAATCCAGGCATATGTCTGGTCATCCAGCCGGTCGCGGTCATCCAGCCGTTCCTGCTCAAGTTCGGCAGGGAACCAAGGGTTGTCCGTGTAATTGAGCTCGACAATCTTGGCGCCGGTCGGCGGATTCTTGCGAAACCGCTCGTCCGTGGGGCTGCCGTCCTTCTCCGGGTTCCAGGTGATCCAGATTTCGGAGCCCGATTCGCGGACGGTGGGGGCCAGCTTTTGCCAGGCGATCTTGCTTACGCTTTCGGCCTCATCTACCCAAGCTATGAGGATGCGCGCCTTGGATTTAATGCTGTCCACGTTGTGACGAAGACCGGCGAAGACGTATGAAACGCGGCGGTTCTTGGTCCGGACGTACTTCTCACCAATCTCGAAGTAGGCATCAAGCCAGGGCACGGATCGAATCGCCTGTTTGACTTCCTCCATAGAGGAATCTTCCAGGCTATTCATGAACTCCCGGCCGCACAGGATCACGCCAGACGCGCCGGCCTCCGCGAACATGTACGCACGCACGGCAGTCATCAACGCGAACGAGCGGGTCTTCCCGGATCCACGCCCACCATGCGCCCCCCTGTACCGGGCCTGACCGCTGAAAACTGGAATCAGCTTTGGCGGGAGCTCAATCCTCGCTCTGTCGGACATTGGGCGCCACCAGCTCGATCGTCGTGGGCATCGTAGGGATTGGGCCGCCATTGGGGCCGCTGACCTCGCGCCTATTTGTGAACATCCCGCCCTGCTCTTTCGCCGCCTGCTCCAGCAATGACGCGGCGAGAACGATGTTCTTACGCCTCATTGCCTCTTGGACCATCCGATGCAGTTGACGCAAGCGATAGGCTTGGTCGGCAATCGGGATCTCTGCGACTTCCTTGCGAAAGCGCTCTCGGGTTGAGGCGAACAGGTCTCGCCACTTCTTGGCCAGTGCCTTGCTCGTAACCTTGGTAGGGTCATATGCCGCAACCTGCTGGCGCGTGACCTCTAGTCCAAATTCTTCCTTTACCGCTTCCGCGACCTGAGTCGGGGTGTCATAGCAGGCGAGCGCTTGCACAATGAAGCGCTGCTCCGCCTCATTGAGCTTTGCCATATATCCGATTCCGTAGGGTGTGGGTACAAATTAGGCGGCGATCTTCAAGCAGGTACCGCATGCGTGGGCAATATTGACCGCGCCCACTTCGGCGGGGCCTTTCGCTGCTTCAACCAGCCTGCGGACATCAGTGGATGCCCCGTACCGACGAACCACCGAAACAAACTCTTCCACGTCATGGCCGCGCAGCCGTAGCTTGGGCCGGCCATCCTCGCCAAACTTTGGCGCGCCGAATTCGTCTAGCTCATGGGCGATATGGCACAACTCGTGCTCAACCAGGGCGCAAAATTCCAAATCGCCGCACTGCGCGCAATAGTCAGCCGCCAGGGTGATGACGAACTTCGGCACTCGACCAAACCATTCGTAGAACTGCTGCTCCTGGCGCGCCTTTTGCCAGCCTCCCGCGCGGAAGGCGACTTGCTCGCATTGGCCAAGAACCGTCCGGCCCTGCTTCGCGAATGCCTGAGAGGCCCAAAGGAACTCAAGATCCGCATCCAGCAGGTGCAGGTGCTCCGGGTTATGGATCGCGCCACCTTCGTCCAGGATGCTTGCGTGGACCCACTTCGCGACATTCTCAGCGGGAGCAAGTACCGACCAAAGCGGAGCGTCGACACCCGTCATGTATTCGGGCGGAGCGGGTCGCGAAGCAGTCACCTCGGCGATACCTCGTCGTCCCATTTCCACTCCGTGTGTCGATGCGCGCCCCCTACCGCCATGACCAAGCCCCGGGAGATGTGGGGAACGGTATGGCGCGCTGCTGGTGTTGTTTCGGACACTTGCCAGCTTGTCCGGGCAGCGGTGCGCGGCTTGGCCTATGACCTGACGGTCGGAGCGGCCGATGCGCACCATCCTGCGCTAGCTTCGAAAGCTACCTTCCCAATACCATCCATGACCGGGAACATATTCCAGCGCATGCATATCGATTCGCTCACGCGCCTCTGTCCATGTGGATCCAGGAGCGGGCGAGCAACTGTGGCCCTCTACTGCTTCTGATAAGACAACGCGGCCGTCATCATGGGTGCACCGGTAGAACATTGCAGCCCCAATAGAAAAGCCCCGGCGCTATGCCAGGGCTTCGTTTGTTTAGGGCGCAAGGGCCCGGACGTATTGTGATGGTTTCTGAAATGCTTTTCCAGAAGTCGATGTTATGGTTTCCCACCAGTATTCGACATGGACGCGGCTTTCGGCTTCGTCTCGGGTGCTGGTGATCTGGCCGGATTCTTCCAGCGCAACCAAAACTCGCCACACGCCAGTACGCACCACGGCGCGCTGGCGCTGATCGGCTCTAGGCGCCACGTGGTTGATGATCTGTCGCATCTTGAACCGACGTCCCGGGAAAGCCCCCAGCAGGTCGATAACTTCGTGTGCGTACTTCATTCGAACATTCTCCATACCTGCTGCTTGAAACTGCCCAGCGCCACCTTGTAGTACGGCAGCGGGATCCCGATCACGCGGCACGCCTTGTCCTGGCGAAGGTGCGCCGGCAGGTCGCCATACTCATTGCGGCGCGTGTACTCGGCCTGGATCACGCGCTGTTCCGCCAGGGGCAACGCCTCATAGAGCCGGTTCACCTTGCGCGCTCGGTCATGGTTTACCGGGATTCGTACCGGCTCATCGTCGTCCTCGTGGCCAGGCTCAGCGGGGAAGGCGCAAACGGCAGGCTCGTCATGCACCGGTCGACCCGGGCCGGGCCACTCCCCTTCCCATTGCGAGCGCGCCCAGTTGTGGATCTCGTCCTCTACCCACCGCGGCAGACTGTTATCCATTGGCTACCTCATACCGGCTGCACCTCTTCCCGTAGGGCTTGCCCTTCAGGCAGCGGCTCAGCGTGTCTCCGAATGGCGTCTCTACCGTCTTGGCATGGGCACAGCCAGCGCAGGACCGGTTGATCGCGGCCTGCTGACGGCTCATCACCACCTGCATCGGGTCGCGGAACTCCCACCGCTTCAGATCGGCCGTCATGCCAGCCACCCGCGACGACGGGCCCATGCCATATAAGCGGACTCGAATGTCGCGCGCGGGCTGGGGCCAACCGCTGCGCACCACACCAGCCACATATCACCCTCCTGCCGGGCGCGGGGCTTCTCGATGATCGTCATGGCGTCACCTGTTCGATAGTTACCCGGACCATTCCGCCCTTCACTTTTTCTCGAATTTCGGCGGGCGCGAAATGGAACCCACGGTCATTCATCCCGATAGCGTCAGCAATGCCATCGGTCGCTGCCTTCATGCGGGCCGCCAAGTTGTCGCGGTCGTAGGCGCGCGCCTGGGGCGGGAAGAACTCATATGCCAGCCGGACGGCTTTGAATTGGCTAAAACCGTCAGCCTTGGATAGGGCGGACCGCGCAAGAAGCCTGGCAGCCGTTCGATAGCCGCTCTTCGCCTTAGATACTGGCGCCCAGTGCCCGCGGTGGTTGGGGCTCAGTTCCTTGGGCGGCCAGGGCAAGTCGACAATTATCATGCCCCCTCCCCCACGTTCAACCCGATCCCGAGCGCCCGCTTGGCCATGGCCAATACGGTCATCGAGTAGCGCCGGCCGCCGGCCCGCTCACTCTCCCTCAATATCCTCAGGGCCCAGCGCCGCTCGTTCGGCACCGCAGCGAGTTCTGGCAACTCCATCATGCTTGCCTCCTATAGCTGGGCCAGTCGAACACCACCATCCGGCCGCCACCCTCCCGCAGGCGATCAATGACACGCTCGCCCAAGTACTCGGTCAGCGCTTCTTTAGCCAAATTGCTGATGACGATCGTGGGCTTCAGCGCCTGATATCGGCCGTTGATCACTTCGAACAGGTACATCTTTTCGGTTTCGCTGCCGAACTGCACACCGACCTCGTCCAAGACCAGAAGGTCAGGTTCCACGAGGTTTTGGATTGCTTCTGCCTCAGTCAGCTCGGAACCCTTTCGATACGTGTCCTTGATCGATCGAACGGCGCCGATGACCGAAGTGAACACGGCTACACGGTCTTGCTTGATGACCTCGTGGCACACCCCGACGGCCAGATGCGTTTTCCCGGCCCCCACGCCGCCGCAGAAAACGATGCTCTGGCCGGTCTTCAGGCATTCATCGAAGCCGTCTGCGAATCCCTTAGCCACCGCAAGAGCCCTCTTGGGTCCGTCCGCATGCGGCACGAAGTTCTCCAACGTCCTGTCGGCGAACCGCGGCGGGATTGCGGCGCGGCCCAGCAGTTCGTTGGCGCGGCGCTGGCGCAACTCCAGCATCCACTTCGCATGCGCCTCGCTCGCCTCGCGCTCTTGTTGCTGCTTGATGCACGCGGGGCAGCCGGACGTATGGCCCATGTACGTGATGGCGGTGTATTCCCCGTGCTGCTCACAGCGCTGGGCGGATTGCTCGGTTTTAAAACGTGCCGTCGGCTGCAACCCCGGCGTGATAGTCCTGCTGGCTGAAGTTTCCATGCGCTGTTGCTCCGTTCGATTTCGTTCGGGTTTGAGTTCGGGGCGGGAACAGCCCCTGGTATCCGCTGGCGATGCTGTTGGCAATCACCGCGCTAGGCTGGTGCCCTTCGGAACGTAAGTCGGCAAGCTGCTTTAGCTGCAGCTTGGCCGCTTCTTGCGTCACCGGCTTCTTGCGTGCCTTCCGGTCGGCAACCCAGCCTTGCCAGTCTTCGCGGTCAAGCCAGTCCGGCAGATCGATGGCCGACGCATCAAATCCATTCCCCCGCTTGCGGGGGCTAGGGGGTGGTTCTTTATCTGGTTCTTGGTTCTTGGTTATTGGTTCTTGGTTAGTTGCACATCCGTTCAACGGCTGTTGAACATCTGTTGCGGGTTCGTTGTTCGGCTGATGGGCTTTTTGTGCCCTTTTCGCTGCGCTGGCCCTTCCCGCTGCCGATTTCGCCTCTTTGTTGCCGTGGTACTTGGCAATCTCAGCGTCGCAGCGCGAATGGCTCCAACCTTGTTCGGATTCTGTAAAGAACTCGTTCAACACCTGTTCAACAGCTGTTCGTTCATCGTCGGAACGCGCCAGGACCAGGCGGCACAGCTTCTCGAATTCCGGGCAGAGGGGGGCCTCGGTGTCGTAGTACAACTCGATCAGGTCGCGATAGACACTGCGCTCTATGCGCGTCAAATGCCGCGTGGCGCTGTTGAAGTCTCCGATGTGGTGCGGGTAATAATTCATGCTTGCTCCAGCATCCCAACAGCACGCAGGGCGCCGTCAGGGACATCCAAGCCTTGAGCCTGTAGTTGTTCAATGCACCAGACCAACAGAACGATCTGACGCCCGTAGCGGGCCTCGAATCGAGCCTTCCAGGGATGAACGGCGATGCGGCCAGGCGCACCAGTGCCGTCCTGGTGGTTCCCGGCGGACAGCGGCAGCACCAACCAATGCGCGTTGGGCTTCGTGCGTCCATCGATGTGGTGGATGGAGCAGTGGCCATCAAAGAAGCCATCCATGCGGGAAGCTACGCAGCCAATGTTCTTGACCAGCAGATCCCAGAATCGCTTTTGTTCGGCGGAGGGGTTACGGCCTTTCATTCGCCGAATCCTTGCAAGACGAGCTCCAGCATTTCGCTGGCCCGCGCGGCCGGCAGATGCGGCCACATAGTTTTTTGGGCATGTGCAGTGCGCAGGAAGGCAACGGCGTCCTCATGGAATTGCTCCATATCCGCTTGCTCCAGCTTCGCGTAGCTGATCGAGCGCGGCACCGGGATAACGCCACCCTTCGGGCCCGGATACCAGTCAACGAAACCGCTGCCGGTCTTTAGCCAAGCGCGGAAGGCCTCAAACTCTTCGAACCGTTCCTGCGCTTCGAACAGGGCCGACTCCAGCGCCATGTGCTTGCGGTGGTACCAGCCGGTGCGCTCTTTGTGCGTGGTGATCAACAGCATCTCGCCCGGCTCAAGCCGCACAAGCTGATTCCATAGACGGCGCCATTGCTTGCGTCCGCGCTCACCCAGGCCGTCGACCATGCCAAAAATCATCCGCCGGGCGGCTTCCTTTTCCTGTTCGGAGGCTTGGGTGGGCTGCTGTCGAACCAAGGTGATGTCGGCCATGATCACCGTCCACCCTTGGTCACAGCGCGCAGTACATTGCGCTCCATCCGATGCAGGATCACTCGGCCTGCTCGGAACAGCGGTACAAGCATGTCGGCGTCGTTCTGACACAACACCCCATCAGCGATCGCGTCACGCAACTCAGCGGCGATCTTCCCCACCTTGGCCATGACTTCCATCAGCTTTTCTTGGAGCGCTGCCAGCTCGTCCGGGTGACCGCTGGCAGGGGGAGGCGGAACGAAATCAACAAACAGTCCTTCCTGCGCGCAGAGCGACAGCAACCAATCGCGGGACTTGTCAGACGTGGAGACGTCTCTTTCCAGCCACTCGGTGAGCAGGACCGCAACGTCTACGTCCAGTTGCTCGTCGCCCTTCAGCTTGCGGCGCAGAGACTCGGGATGAATGGACGTGTCACGTCGCTCGGTGAGGAACGTCGCAGCCGCCGAAACGCCACCATCAGCCTTGCGCACCGTGTTGTAGAGCGTGTCGCGCCACTGGGTGTTTGTGTAGTGAGCGGTCATAGGGCTGATTCCTTCTAAATTTCAACGTTTCGGTATTTCTGCGCCGTCTATAAAGTTCGGCACATGGAAAACAACAACGAATCCAAACCAGTGATCCGGGCGCGCCTCTTCGCGCGCATCGATGCCACCCGACTTGGTCAGCAACCCCAGCAGGCTTCCGACAAGGCGCCGGAAGCGGAGCCAGCAGAGGAAGGGGCTTTGAAAGGCGAAGAACAGAAATGAGCGAAACTGAAAAACTGTTGATCAATGCGCAGGACTTGGCCCGTCGAGTCTTCGAGACACCGAGCGAGAAGGCGGTCATGGACTTGTTTCAGGAGCTGTGCGCCGAGCGTGATCGCATGGCGTGGGCGAGCGAAGGCCGCGAGTTGGCGACGGTGCATTGATGTCATGCCGCCCTCGCCTCTTCGGACGACGCGCGCTTCGCTGCCCAGGTTCGGAAGACTTTCGGCTTTGCAAGACGCAAAACTTCCTTCCATGCCTTCGGAATGCCGTTGGTCCGCCATTGAGAGACAGCTCCGGTTGTTAGCCCACACAGGGCCGCTACCTTGCTGGTTCCACCGTAGGCGTCGATGAGATCGGAATCGTTAGTGTGGTCGCTCATGCCTCAATCTTAGTTGGCTAAGAATCTAAAAGCAAGCCATCTAAGAACATTTTTGTTTAGCATCCTAAGATGACCTTTCAGGAAAGAATCAAGCAGGCCTTCGAGGAAGAAGCGGCCCGTCGCGCGGACGCGGGCGAGCCTCGCTTAACGAAAACCGACATATGGAAAGCCGCTGACGCCTCATCCGGGGCTGCGACCCATTGGTTCAACGGGTCAAATGGCATGGATATGGCGACGTGTATGAAGGTCGCCCCGCTTCTAAGAGTCAACCCACAGTGGCTGTATGACGGAGTTGGCCCTAAGCGAAACCGGCCCCACGGGGCCGACGAGCCGCCCGCCATTCCGCCGCCGGCTCCATGGCCATTCCCTGAAATATCCGAGAAGGACGTACGCGCGCTGCCGCCTGCTCAATTGAACGCACTGCAAGGCGCTCTGGCCTTAGCCATTGCGCAGCTAAAGCTAGGTGTAAACGTTGCTCCTGCAGCCGCACCAGTGGCGGCTTCCAGTGCCGCTGCCTTGCGTTCGCACAAACCGGGCGGCCTGATCGACATGGATTACGCAGACGACGCTTTCCCCATGCGAATCCCCGGCTTGCCTGCCCCATGGGAAGGCGGCCGGACGACGGCACAGGCCGAGCTAGGGCCCAAGCCGCGCCTTAGTACACGGTCGGATGTTGTCGCCAACGTCGGGCCAGGTGAGCCCCACGCGGCTAACGACAAATTCGAAAAAGTCCCTGAATTGGCCGACGTGCGTTTAGCTGCTGGAGATGGCATTGAGAATGACGATGAAACGCAAACGGGCGTAATGCAATTTCGCCGGTCTTTCCTGCGTGCAGTCGGTGCCGATTCGGGTAAAGCTCGGGTGGTGTATGCAAAAGGCGACAGCATGGAGCCGGTCATAAAAGATGGCGCTGCCTTATTGGTCGTGCCGAACGAGGACTTGACCCTTCGTGATCTAGCCGGTGGCGGTGTCTACGCTATCAACTATGACGGCAAGATGATTGTGAAGACGGTGGCTAAGGACAAGCTTACTGGCCGTTGGGTGGCGCGCTCGTTCAACCCGGCCTACCCCGACATCGCGCTGGAAAATGGTCACCCTGCCCGCGTACTAGGGCAAGTCGTGTGGGCGGGCACTCGCCTAACTGATGATGAGGCGGGGCAGTGGATCCGGGCATAACAGCTCAACTCACTGAATTCTCACCTACTGCACCGCCATGCTACGCGTCTCGTTGACCTATTTTTCTACGTTGACATCGAGAGCCCGCCACTTCTGCTCTATCGGCAGGTATTCCATCTCCGCTGTGTAGAAAGATCGGATCGTCGCGCCAAAGCCGTTCTGGGCATCGACATAGGACACGATCCGGAACGTGCACTCGCCTGTGCGTACACTTTTGGCTTCCGGAATCGTCGGAAATTTCGCTGAGCTAGGTGAGCGAAGACGGCTTTCCACCGGCTTTTGAGACATGACGTAGGCCATGACCTCGTCGCCACACTTTGCAGGCCCTTTGTCCCGGCCAAAGAACGCATACCCGGCTACGCCAACAACGATTACAGCGCCCAACATGAGGTAGGGCGCCGGCCCCGCGCGCAAAGTAGAGCCGCCGCCGCCCTTCGCGATATGGGCCAGCGCCTCTTCCTTGGTCTCAAAGCTCAAGCCATGGGCGGCCCCTACGAACCATTTTCCGCCCTTGCCTTTCCTCGGCCTTAGTTGCTCGCCGGTGTCCGCCATCTTTCCTCCCAGGTAACAAGCTATGCCAGATCGTAATCGATCCCGAGGAGCGCCTATTAATCTTAGTGTGCTAAGTTTTACTTGACGCCAGAAATCTTAGTGGTCTAAGATTCATTTACGCGCTGCAAACACGGCGCCGCAACAAGCCCTCGGCCTCGTATCCCAGCGAGAGGACGTTACCGCCACAAAGTCGGGTGGGCATGGGAAGCAGGACAGCAGTACCGCTCTTTAACAACCCGCAAGAGATAAACAGGTCGATGGCGCACAAGCGCGGATAGGCCCAGGGCTCAACCTCCCACCCCCTGAATGAAGAGTGATAGCCGAAAGGCTGACGGGAGCTACCAGGATCACCGCAACCGCGTGAGCGGCTCGGGCAATGGCCTGGTTGAAGAGGCAACGCACCAACTGGAGCCGCGATGAGCGGGAGTCGCCAGGCGGTGCGTTGCACCAGATTTCATCTGAAGCCCCATTCACCGAGTGCTGGGCTTTTCATGGACGTGGAGGAACGCATGTTTGATGCAAAGGGAACCATCGTTGGAGGCGCGGTCATCGGCTGGTTCGCGCTCTGCATAGCACTCTGCATTGCTGGGTTGGTCGGCTGGATCATGAACATCGTGAAGATTTTTCAGATCGGAATGCCTCTCGCCGACTGGGGAGCGTTCGAAATCGGCCGGGTTGTCGGCGTGTTCCTGGCGCCGCTCGGTGCCGTCATGGGCTTCATGTAGCCGCTATTGGAGATGAAATGAAGAAGCTATTAGCCCTGCTGCCGTTGGTTGCCCTGCTCGCAGCTTGTGACGATGACGCCCGAGTCGCCAGCCGCAACCTGTCCAAGGCCGCTGACAACTTCGAAGTGAACCGCCGCATCGTCTTCTACAACGGCATCACCGACCAGTACATGCTGACCGTTGAAGGCCGCTGCTCGATTGACACCAGCACGACCGGCAAGACATTGCATGTCATCTGCATGACCGGCCCCGGTGAATATAAGAAACACTTCCTCGGGCTTTCCGACAACGTGACCTTCTTTGCCGAGCAGTTGGAAGCCGTGAAGGCCAGCGCTTATCACTACCGCGTCACGTTCAAGCCGCAACAGATCATTCCTGATATCGACTTCCGAGGAAGCGGGAAAGCTCTGCAAGACCTTGTGAAGTGATAGCCGAAAGCCCGTTCCTAGAGCGGGCTTACGAATGAACAAGGAGAACAGCATGGCTGAATACGTGTCTCTGATCGTGATGGCAGTTCTGGGCTTCTGCACAGGCTGTCTCTATGCCGGCATGAAATCACAGAGAAAGCTCGACGAGCTGGCGCTGAAAGTTGCGGAACTCAACGCGCAAAACCGCTTGATGCAGCGGATTCAAGACCGCATCGATTCGAAACTATCTTGAATTTGGAGAACACTCAATGAATACGGCATTCGTAGTTGGCCAGTACACCGAAGGCCAAGGCGGCATCTATATCGGCCAGACGGCGCAAGGCCGCCACCTGTTCGCCGCCGCCTCCCTTCTGGATGGTGATTTCGAATTTGGCGGCTACGGCGACGATCTGGAAGGCTATTCCGACATCGACGGCGCCGAGAACACTCGCAAGCTGCTGGAACGCGGCCAGCACAGCGCCGCGCTGGCTGCGCCCGAATACTCGGCTGACGGCCACAAGGATTTCTACCTGCCCTCCCATCGCGAACTTCTGCAGATCGTGGCAGTGGAAGGATTCAACGAAGACGCCGGCTATGTATGGACCTCGACGCCCTACGGCTCCTACGGCGCCTGGGCGGTGAGTTTCGAGGACGGCTACGTCTACAACTGGCACCGCGGCAACGAGTTCCGGGTTCGTCCCGTCCGCAGCATCATCGCTTGATCAATTGATCCCTTTGCCCCGGCTTGCCGGGGCGTTCTTTCCGGCTGCTCAGGCCGGCGCATCCCAATTCCCCACACTACCTACGTCAGCCTCCCCCGAGGCTGGGGGTGCGCCGACCTGAGCCAGCTTACGCAGGCCTCCCGCGCCAGTTCAAGCAAGTCGCCTACAGCAATCCCGGGCCCGGGAACGTGACCGGTGATGCGCCGTGACTGGATGGCCGGAGGGCTGCACCTCACACGGAGACTGACCATGGGCAACCGCCCCAGATTCACCTTCGATCCGCCCCAAGAAATCTATGACATGAAGTATGCAGAGGTCGCCCGGGCAATCGAGGCGGATCTGTTCACCCATCGTCAGGCGGTGATCGAAGCCTTCGAGCAGGAATTCCCGGATGAGGATGCGCGGATGCTGGCGTTCATCGCTGGCAAAGCTGACCAGCCGGAGAAAATCCTTGAACTGGCGGCGTCCGGAATCCTCGGGCCTGAATGCCGCGACAAGATGACGCTGGCTATAGGCCACGTTGCCGACTACCAAACCAAACAATACGTGCGCGGCTACTGGCCGGAATGGGACAAAGCATGACTACGACGCATACCCAAGGCCCGTGGCGCTGGGAATTCAATGCCGAGCACCGAAGCGTGAGCCTTGTTGGA